ATCGTCTTGTAGGTAAGGAGCAGCCTGCAATAACGCACCGTACAAATACACATCAGGCGCTTGAGTCAGCAGCCAATTGGTGGCATTGGTAGATGACAACTTTGTCAATTTGGCGTAGTAAGTGAGTTCCGCTGTGTATGAGCCATCAGGCACTGGCAGCACGCGAATCTGTCCACCAACGATGCTGAATAGCTTTGGTTGGCCAGATGACAAATATTGCGTTGCCTTGAGCGTATCTAATGAATCAACGGTATCAAACTGCAATGCAACCACTGGATTGGTGTTGAGCTTGAGAGACTTGGTTTCCAAGAAGTCGCCAGGCACTGCACCGTACTCAGTATCAATGGTCGCAGTGGCACGCACAATCATCTGTCTGGTTCGCAACTGGCGCTCCATCTGCGCCTCTGCCAGACTGATGAAGTCAGGAATAACTGATGTCAGATCAGACCGGTTAAGCCAATCTGCCAGTGATGTTTTGAGTTCTGTATATGTTGTGAGTGCCATTAGACTGCCTCTTTTTCCATCTGTTCTTTGACAATCCAAGTGTGCTCATGTCGGAATTCAAAAGTGCCAATGTGTCCGATTTCCTTGGAGACATCGTGATCAATATACACCTTGAAACCAAGTTCTTGCGCCTTCTTACAGAAGAACACATCCTCGCCCATGTAGCCACGGTTGTCATACTGCCATGGCATATCAAACCACGGCTCAGACATACCTTGAAACACTTCGCGCTTGATTAGCATCACGCCAGTGCCAACAGAACCGACTTCTTCCAATCCGGTGGACTCAGGCATAGAGAAGACCGGCTGTCGTTTGCCGTTCTCGTCATAATTCTGCGCGGTCGGACCTGTCGGCATCCTGCGTCTGGCGCAGTTGGCGGCCACAATGTCCACATCATGCGCGAGCAATCGTTGGATCATGTCCTGCGGAAAAGTCATGTCGGAGTCGATAAAGAGAATATGACTGCAACCCTCACGCATCGCGTCCAGACATAAGTCAGCACGCTGATTCTGGATCAGTGTGCCTTGCAGTATCTTTAGGCTGACAGCGTCAGTGGTGTTGAGCGTGTGATAGGCCACCATGTTGACCATGCAATAGGTGTAGTTGGTGTGAACCATGTCACGCGCTGGCGTGCAGACTGCGATGTATTTCATACCTGACCTGGCCTCACTCTGAAGAACCTGTTATCTGGATCGTTTAACCATTTCTTCATGTAAACCGGATCATCCAGCTTGCCCTCTGACTTCAACTGAAAGTAAATTGACTCAGGAATGCTGGCCACATGATGCCATTCACCCTTCCAATTTGCTTTGTTGTCGATGGTGGCAAAGTCGCGTTTGTTGGCCTCAATGACAGATGTCAAATCTTGAGTTGTCTGAATCGTTGCCTCATCAGTCAAATCGTTGTAGTGCCAAGTGCGAGTGATCCCTTTTTCGGGGTTTGCATCAAAAAATCGTTTTTCCATGTAAGTAGGGGAGGATTTCTCCTCCCCATCCTCTTATTTGATTAAGAAGTGATCAAGTCTGCTGCCAGACCGTGAGCGTTTTCAGCCAACACTTTGTGACCGAATTCGATCAACAGCATACGCTTCTCAGCGTCACCTGTTTTAGCCAACTCGACTTGCTGGTAAGGACGCAGCACAGTCATCTTTGCGTACTCAGGATCGATCACCCATGCATCGCGCTCGCGTTGGAAACGGTTGGCGATAACAGAGACTTGACCGAAATCACTGACATAGATGTCAACAGCGCCGATCAAAGTGGCAGGACGATCACCACCGTTGATGTTGTAACGCTGTGATGCAATGCCAGAGAAACCAGACACGCGCTGCTTGTTGACAGGACCAACCATCAAAATCTTAGGTGTGCCGCCAGCAGTCCATACTTTCTGAATCACATTCTTGAGAATGGTTTCAGTGAATGTACGCACATTACCGTCAGTGCGAGCACTGTTTGGCAGTGTGGTGTAGCTGGGGTCAACACCGTTGGTTTGCTTGTCTGTGTTGGTCTTGATGAACGCGCCCAAAGAGGCAGTAACGCGAGCAGTTGTGCTATTACCGGCAACAGCAATACCGCCATTCAACATGACGAATTCTTGGTCACGCTTGAGTTCAGAACCGCGCTTGGCGATCTGATAAGCCAACTCAGAACGGCGGCCAGCCTTGTTAACCACTTCTTCAGTGTTTGACAAGATGATGGTTTTGCGTGCGATCTGAGCGTAGTTGGTCAAACGGACAGTGGCTGTCACTGAGTCGAATGTACCAACATCATCACCTTCCAACTGAGCATTGGCGGCTGCATCGGCCAATGTGTCGGTTTGCCACTCAAACAAAGTATTGGCAATGGTTTCACGGCCAATGTTTGATTGATATGGTGTTTCTTCGGGAGCGATGTTGGTGATCACATTGCTCAAATCTTCACGGATACCCTTTGCAGAGTAGGTGGTAAATGTATTACTGACGATAGACATGGAATTTTCCTTATTTCAAGAGTTTGAAGATTGCATCAGCCGCGTCATCGACACGGCCAGTTTTCGCAAGACGCTGTTGTGCTCGCATCGCTTCAGTGTTATTTGAGACTCTTCCTGCTGCGCCAGGCTTGGCAGGCTTCGGGCCATTGTTCGTCACCGGCTTGATCTGTCCACGCTTGGACATCATTTGGTCATACAGTGCCGCTTTTCGCAGCAGTACAACCGCCCTGTGATCTAAAACATTCTTCAGTTCATCAGGTGAGAATCCAGCCTTCTGGCCGAATTGAACAAGCATGGCCTTCTCAGCCGCAGCCTTTTTTGCGTCTTTCCACTCAGGGATAGCCGCCATCAAAGCCTCTTGTTCCTGCTGCAACATCTGATCACGCTGTTGCATCTGCTCTTGATGAGACAACTGAGCAAGTCGCTGCTGTTCACTTTGGATCGCTGCGGCTCTCTCTTTGTTCTCTCTCATCACCTCGCGCTGCCGGACATATTCGATGGGATCATCTTGATAGAGTCGATCCCAATCAATATTCGGCTGCGTGGCCTGCTGAACCTGTGCCTCTAGAGCACCCAATAATTGAGCGTATTGCTCGCGCTCGGCACGCACTGACTGCAACTCAGCTTCGGCTTGTTTCCGCACCTCTGCAATTTGTTGTGTCTTGCGTGTGTAATCCTGAGTCCTTGAGTAACCTTTTTGGAGTTCCTCCAGCGTCACCTCGACTTCTTTACCGTCAACCTTGACGGTGAAGACTTGTGGCTGTTCTTCCTCTTCAGATTCCCCATCTTCTTCGGATTGTTCGGCATCAGTTTCATCACCATCCGCGTCTGCATCGGTTAGCAACTCCTCATCTACCGCCGCGCCCTCATCGGGCAACTGCGCCTCGCTGTTCTCCTCTTGTCCCTCATCGGGGAGCATCCCAGCAAGTGCATCGGCTGCTTCAGCCATATTCATCGGACCTTGTACAACACTCGCCGCTGGCGTTGGTGCTACTGTTTGCATTGGTCTATTTCCTTAATTAAACAAGATTTTTCTGTGCGCGCTCGATGGCACGCTGTGCCACCTTGCCGTTGTCGATCATTTTGGTCAACTCGTTTTTGAAATTCTCAATGGCACGCAACTGCGCCCATGCAATTTCGCGTTTGGCTGCCTCTTCCGGCTTGCTGTTTTCAAATTCCCACAGCAAGTCACCGCGCATCTTCTCCAAGGCCGTTGCGAACACCTCGTCCTGCATAAACTGCTCGGACTTGCGGCCTTTTCTTACCTGTTCTTCGTTCATTGAGCCATTCCATTAAGGTTGATGGGTGGAGGCACATTCGCCGCTGTCTGTACCGCCTGTTGGACGATTGCAGACTCTTGCGCCATGGCCTCCCGATCCATAGCCTGCCTTGCATCAATCTCGGCAGTGCTAATTTGTGTCTGGTACTTTAACTCAAGTTCGTATTTTTTGAGCATTAAGTCTTGAGCCAGTTGATCTCTTCGATAATCGTCATCGCGGATCATCTGTTCGCGCTTCAATTCCAACTCGGCAGCCTTCTTCTGTATGTCGGCTTGGATTGACTGAGCCTGCACTTGCGCCAGCACTTCTTCCGGTGTCGGTTTAGGTGCATCAGCCTGCGGCATCTGATAGTCTGGTGGCAGGGTTTGGAAGTAACTGGACGCATCCTTGAACCCAGACAACTCAATGATCTTCTGGATTGTCTTGATGTACATGGACGGTGTCACCACAGGATTGGCCAAGCCAAACTGCTGCATGATCTGCTCTTGCTTGCTGGCAATCATGGTCAAAGCCTGTATACGCTCATTCGCGTCACCGTTGCCCAAACCGATATTAACGGTCACATCCATATTGGCATTCCAAACGCGCGGGTCGATCTGTACCCACTCATTGCGTAAGCGCACCATGCGAGGCTTGTCCTGATGTGTTGTCATCAGATACAAAATGCCCTTAAAGAGCTTTTTCATGCCTTCGGCCAGAATGCGTGCCTGCAACTCCAAACGGCCTTGGCTGGCGCCAATGGTGGCCGCCACTGCTGCTTTGGTGCTGGACTGCAATGCGTCAGCATCTAAACCCATTGCGGCTTTGCTCATGCCGGTGCGGTCTTCGCGCATCTGATCCATGTAGTCCATCATGGCAAATGCGGGTTGGCCAACAAATGGGCTGGAGAACGGCTGCACCATGCCTGGCGCTCTCATGCGAATAATCGCGCCTGTCTCGTTGTTGAGCACATCGTCAATGTTGACCTGTCCTTCAACCACTGCGGTGCGCGGATGAATGGACTGCGCCAGCGAATCCAAGGTATTTCGCAACACTTCGGACTTGATTTCTTGGATGTCATGCGTCAGATCAAACACCGAACCAGCCTCAATTGGCGAGGTGTGCGGCTCTGGATCGCAAGGGAAGTCAGCAAATGGGATGTAGCTGGCCGGAAGATTCCGCACCATGGTGTAACCAGAACCCATGCAGCAAATCTTACGCAACTCAGCGATGCCGTCACCGTCATAGTCCACGCGCATATATGCCTCAATGTAGAGGACGCGCCGTTGGCCAGGGTTCAAACTGTCACCCGCACCCATGGTTGTGCTCAACGGCTGACGCGCTAAATATTCGTCATTGCTGTCCAAGTCGGTGCTAGAGATGTTCTCTTCAATCTCATCCAACTCATAGCCCATGGCCAGCAAAGCATCCACAGTCGCCATCTGACGATGGCCAATGATGCCCGCATCTTCAAATGACCGCGCTCTGCGGTCAATGATCAATTCTTCGGGTGGCACGGCCATGATCCTGATGCGGCCATCTTTGATCGTGCGCTTGATTTCCACATCATGCAACATGGGTTGCGGTGGCAAATTGCCGGTCATCGGATCAATCTGAGTCATGTCCACCGGAATTGATGGATCAGGATAGCTGACCAGAATCTTTACCTCGGCGTTCTCTTGCATCAACACTTGAACGGTCTGGTCATCAAGTCCGGAATACTCTTGGATTTGCACTTCTTCGGACTCATCCCACCAGTATTTGGCGATGCCGCACTTACGCACCAGCGAGTCTTTGAACAACGCATAGGTGGTCATAAAACCGTTGTTGTCGTTGCTGAATATGTAATT